TTCCGTTTCTGCTGTAGCTTCCGCTTCATCTTTATTAAGGTAAGACTCTTTGATTGTAGCAATTTTAGTTTCGAACTCAGAAGTGTCTTTAGCATCAATGCCTTCACACAATTTCTTAAGTTTTTCCGCTTCTGTTGCAGCCAATCCGTTGCATGCTTCAGCAACAATATCCTTTCTTTCGAAAGCTTTCACTTTCTCAGCAAGTTCTTGTGCATTAGCAGTTGCTGTGTTTAACTGTTCTTTAGCATCAGTAACCTCTTCAGTTAAGGCATCGACAATGTCGACCTTATCTTCAGGGATATCAATGTAATGTTCAGTGAACACACCGTGCATAGCGTCAATGAATGACTCAGTGATTTCAGATTTAAGACCGTGCTCTACAGCAACTTCGTTGTCTTTCATCCAGTTCTCAACTACATAGTTAAGATATCCATCTACCTTGTCAACCAAATCTTCTTTGATTGCATCAACTTCTTCAGTTAAATCAGAAGCGTATTGTGCTTCTAACTCAGCTGTCCTAGCTGTTGTTTTTGAAAGTAATGCAGCTTCGAAAATAGTAGCAGCTTTAGCTTTGAAACCTTCAGATAAAGAGTCTTCACCCTTAACTAATGCATCAAGGTCTTCTTTGAAGTCCTCTTCTTTAGTCTCTTTCTTAGCTTCTTTTTTAACTTTAGCTTCTTTTTTCGATTCTACTTCACCCTCTTCGTCGTCATCTTCATCTTCATCTTCTTCATGGTCGTCTTCCACTTTAGCTTTCGCTTTAGCTTTTTCCGCCGCTTCAAAGATAGAATCAAGCTCATCTTTAGTCATTTCTGATAAAGATGCATTAATTGCTGACAACGTGCGAGCCTTTGTTAAAGGTGCTTCAACAGTAGCTTCTGATTTAGTTTCTTCCGTCACTTCCTCAGTTGTTACTTCTTCCACAGTTTCCTCAACAATAACCTCTTCAGCAATTTTGTCTTGTTTTATATCTTCAGACATAATTTTACTCCTTAAAGAGTTATAGTTTAGAGAGGAAATGTTCAAACCCTACTACCTGCTCAGGGGTTACGTCAAGAGTTTCCTCTTGTACAACAACCTCTTCCTCGACAATAGCGTGCATCATTTCTGTCTCACCTTTCTCAATTACCTCGATAAAATGTCCCGTATTATCGGTTGTCCATTCAACGCCTTCCATAATGCCATTTACAAAAGCATTATGAGCAGACGGATCCTGCACAATGTCAACAGTTGCAAGACTAAAGTCGTCTTTCACATAATTGACACCATTTTTAAATTCGAGGCTTCCCATACCACGACTAGAGACACCAAGTTGTACGCCACCTTCAACCAAACCTTTTACGATCTGACCCATAGGAGTGTCTAACACCAGTGCCTTTCCCATCACATTATCACCGTCCCAAGAGAGCTCAGTGATTCTGTGAGAAACTTTGTCCAAGTTAATAGATGGGCCTTCTGGGTGATTTAACTCACCAACAGCTCTCCCTGTGATTACTTGGTCTTCATTGTACTTATTAACCGCTTTTTCTAAGATGTCCTTGGTATAAATTCTACCATTTCTGTTCTTTGCATTTGCAGTCATAAAGACGCCTTCTATAAAGACGTTCTTCTTACCATTCTTCCCTTCCGTGATTGAATAGCCTAGATTTGCGTTTGTATATTCTGCGATTAATTTCATGCTCTTTCCTTTTTATACACCCATTACCTTTAAAAAGTCTTTAAGACCTTTCTCAGCCAATTTGTCGGATCTGAATTGATCCAGTTTTTCGCCGTCTACATAAAGCCAGAAAACATTCCTAGCTTTTGTGATAACGGCAGTAACATCTCGTTTTTTACCTAAACGTGTGAACTCCTTTACAACCTCTTCACCCTTAGGTAGCTTTAATTGCTTTTCGACTAAGATGTTAAATGAGTCTTTAAAGGTTTTCATCCGTTACTGTTTCCGTTGTTTCCGTCGGATTGACAATCTCTACTGCCTTATCCCACACGTGTTGTACCGAAGTACACCCTGTTAAAAATGCTAGTCCTACTAACAAAATCATAACTTTCTTCATTATGACTCTCCTTCAATTTCCGCTTCAACTTCGACAACTGGCTCGTCTGATACTTCATCAGCATCTTTAATCATAGTACTAGCCACACTTTGCTTCTCTAAGTCGAGAGCAGCGTTCATTTTATCCGACATAACACTGTTGAAAACATTGTTGCTGGCAGCAACATCTCCTGTTTTAACAGCATTAATCAAGTCTTTAATGCTCATAGCAATTCCTCACTGTGTATTATATTTATAAGATTTAAAATTTACACGTCTTCATCGTCTTCATCTTCGTCTTTCGGCTCGGCCGCGATTTCCTTATCCATCTCTTTGATTTGGTCCTCGTCTTGACGTAAAATGTTCTTACGAACCCATGCTCTCGAGTAATATGTACCTACATACTCATCGATTAGTTGTAATGTTTCAATTCTTTCTTTAAGAACTTCAGCATCTTTAAGTTCAGAATAGTGATTGTCTTTTGCAAATTCAACCTTAATCTCTGACTTTATAGTTTTCCAATCAGAAGGAACAATCACTTTCGTAAGAATCAATTGTCTCTCTAATGCTTGGTAAAATATTCCAGCAAATTTGTTCCTAACTCTATTAACAAACTTCTGAAATTTCAGCTCGTCTCTAGTAATCTCAGAAGACCTACCAACATTGAATGTGGAGTCTTGCTCTAACCTTGATAAAGGAACATTCAAAGAACGGTATAGTTTCTTCTGGAAATACTCTACGTCTTCTGTTTCACCTAGGTTTTGTCCACCTGGTAGTGTAGTAATCTCCGTACCTCTACCACCCTCTCTCCTCGGTAACCAGAAATCTTCCATAATAGATTTGTGTTCTCTCTGGTCTTTAATATCACCTGTTGCTGGGTCATAAACAATTTTATTACGATACTTATTCATCGTATTGTTTAAGTATTCTTCTGCCTTTCCCTTAGGAAGGTTACCAACATCAATATAGAAAATTCTACGTTCAGGTGCTCTTGAAATTCTGTAGATAACCATTGAATCTTCCATCATTGATAGTTGATTCATAGGCTTTAATGCTTTATGGAGATAACCGATTACTTTATCTCTACTCTCATTAAGCAAACCTGAGTTTACTTGGATGATAGAGTCTGTTGCAATTTTAAGGCCCTCACCTACATTATTCATTGCATCATCTTGATAAAGATAGTATTCTCCTACCTCTCTAACAAGTTCAGCACCAGTAGCCGGATCTTTAACTTTATCAATTTCTTTAACCTTACGAATCTTCATAGGGTCAATTTGTTTTAGTTCAACGATTCCACCTTCAGTATTCTTAGGATTGATTACTACATGGAAGAATAGTCTACCATCAGTGTACCAACGTCTGAATAAGTCGTATCCTCTATTATTAAAGTCTAAGATAGCTAATATTTTCTCAAACTCATCTCTAATCAAGTCCTTAACATTATCAGGTTGTTCTAAATTATCAAGGTTAAGGTTTAATACCTCACCATGTTCATCAGCTGTTATAGATTCGTTAGTGATATCCTCAATAGCTGCGTCAATTTCAGGGTATGTTGAAATTCCTCTATACTTGAGAATTAAATCTGAATCATTCTTAAACTGATCGCCATTAATGTCAAGATATTGTCCAAAATAACCACCAGTGGGGGATATAGTGTACGCACCATCCTCGTTCGTATCAGCAAACGATCTCGCTTGAGTTTTTTCTTCAGACTTCTTCCTTTTAAACAAGAATCCGAATAGTTTGTTTTGTTCTTCTGCCATAGTCTTTAATGTATCCTTATTTTAGTATACAAATATATTTATACGCTAAAATAAGGATGCTCTTTCAAGCACCCTATTATTTTTATGTTGTAGTGTTAGATTCCCAATATTGAACTTGCAATTCAACAGAAAACTCTTCAATCTGGTTTTCTTGGTCATAAGAAACCTCGATTGGACCTAGGTTAGTAGGCCAACAACCTCTGATGTGATATGTCTTAACGGTAGTTCCATCTTTATCAAGTTGGTGTACTTCCATATCAGCCATATAATCAGCTGGGTTGATAATACCAGTGTTTTCGTTGTGTTGGTTAATCCCGTTCATCCACTCTTCAAAAGAATCTCTTACTGAAAAGTTTGTATCGTTCATAACCATAATTGTCCATGGTTCAAATGTTCTATCACCAGCAATCTGCAATTGTCTACCGCGGAAAGGAACCATGATAGGACTAATTGTTGAACCTGGTAACTGAGCAGACTTAACCATGAATGATGCAAGTTCTACATCAGAAGTAACATATGAAGGG